ACTGTATAGTTGTGTCCTGTTGGTTGTACATTGTCACCAAAGACTGCACCAGAGATAGCACCTTGTGATGGTAGGTTTGTATTAGCTATACCTGTTATGCTTGGTACGTTAGGTGTAAACGTTCCTAATAGTGAAGGGTGCGTAACGTTTGCTTTACCTGAGATTGTTAGTGCTGCTATACTTGTAGTGCTTGCTACGTTAGCAGTAGTTATATTTGCTTTACCGTCAATGTCAAGTGCAGTGTTAGCTAATGTAGCAGAAACCCCTGTTAAAGCAGGAAGATTAACACCACCAGAGAACTGGGGAGCGTTTAACGCAGAAGCTGCAGATACGGAAGCAGGAACAATACCTATGGTGTACTTAGTAAGTTCTGCTGAGAGTGGTGTCTCTGCTACTGCTGCGAAGCCAAACATTAGTCGGCTTCCTCTATTGTTAAAGAGCCTTCATCAACTTGGCGCATAATTTCATCATAATGTCTATTACCAACAGCTAAAGGAATAGCATGATGAACACCGTCAATATTACAATATATTATAGAAACATTTCCGTCTTGATTTATAGAATAACGTGCATTTGTAATGTTCATTATTATAACTCCGCATCGAATTGGTAATAACTGCTAGTGCTAGAAGGTCTACCATATAAGGCATTTCCTGCCGACCATGAACCAGAGGTTACAAATTTCATACCCCACATAAAAGGCCCTGTTTCATATGCAGTCATTTCTGAAACAACATGACTAGCCCCTTCCGTATAAAAGACCCATGTATTCGCCGCACTAGCTGAAAAGGTAGGGGATGTTCGCATTTCTTGCTGTAATTTGCTTCCTCCATAGGCTACAGTTGAATTATAACAACAGTTAACAGGAAGTGTGTTTGCAGATGTAACACTAGAAAGATCATTGGAGTAATTATACTTTTGAAAATACCTTTGGCACTTGCTCAAAGTAACTCCCACTGGTTCATGCTCGAACGGTGTACTTTGCGGCCCAACTTCCATTTGAACGCCAGTAATGTAAAGCTCATTATTTGTACTACTATAAAAACTACTTATTCCTGGCGCTCTATTGGCAGAACTTTGAGTATTAAATGCACTTGAATTTAATGTACCACCAGTATAGCTGGAACCTGCATGAATCCAAAAAAATAATCTAACACTTGAGGCATTATCATCACCAAATGCTCCTGTAGTGTCGGCAGGGTAAGTAAGCTCTACCCTATTCCAACTCGTTGTAGTAGGGAATAATTTACTGCAAGTTCTGTTATTGTCGTTATCATAAAATTCTAATACAAAATTAAATGCAGCATTAGCTTTTACATAAAAACTAATTGTAACTTCTTCTGCATCTGAAGTACCTTTTTTAATTCTTTGTAAATCTTGACCTTCTATATGATACTCAAGAAGAAGGTATTCACCAGCAGCTATTGATGTATCAGCCGTTGTGCAATCTAACTTTAAACTATTCCCAAAACCACTTGGAGCATCAGATGATTGACTCATTGTAAATCTACCTGAGTTTGATCCTCCTGTTTCAATCTGCCATCTATCAACAGTATAGTACCCAGTTGCATTAGCACCTAACCCTGTTACTGAGGTACTTCTCTGTGCCACATTCATTGAACCGTTGACTATAAGATTGCGTCCAGAGAGACTGCCCTCAGTAGGAAGATTATCTGCTAGTTTTCTTGCGTTGCTCATGTGTTCCTCCTATCCTAGTAAATAGCCATACATATTAAACTGACTTGTATATGCAAGGACAGTACCACTGCCACGATAAAATCTAAAATCTAATGTATCATTTGCTGCACAAGGTATAATAGCAGTGTTAATAAAATTAGTATGGTTACTATAAAATTCTCCGTTTTGTATATCTTCCCATATTGCCCCATTTTTATACCAACCAGTATTAAATACTGGTCCAGAACCACTTGTTCCTGATGGGTATGCTAAACCATTTGCTGCTACAATATAGTTTCCTGCAACAGGAACAGTCCAAACACCAGTAGAACTATTGTAGTGACTGCCAACATTTAGTTCTGTAGTAGCTGGTTTGACTATTGTCCAACTATTAGCTTGAGTGTAGTTAGTGCCTCTAGTTGAGAAAGCTGGCTGATTAGGCGTTGTTACACGTCCTGCGCTGTCTATTTTTAGACGCTCTATGCTGTTAGTGCCAAATAATACATCTGAGTTTTCATAATTCCAAAGATAAACTTTACTGTTGGTTGCATTTTGAATTACAAAACCATCTGAAGAACCAGAGCCAGAAGCAGTGTTTTGTACTCTTATATTTGTATTATTTCCTGCATTGTTGGCGACAAGTTCGGTAGACTGTAAATTACCTGTCATCGTATCGCCAGCAGTATTAACATACCGTGCATCGGCTGCTGCTTGGTTGAGTGCATCACCAACGCTGAACGTATTGTATGCAACAACTTCTATCTCATCACCTGCTGCTGCACCTGATGTAAGTGTTACTGCTGATCCGTTGCTTGTGTAGTCTACAGTTAAGTCTAAGAGCAAGCCATTCATAAACACCTGCACAAAGTTCTGTGTGTGTGCTATACTAAACACAGTCTGACCTGCAGTAGCTGTGAACGTGGTGCTACTGTAGTTGCCAGAACCTATGAGGTTAGCTACATCTCTTGCTCTTGTCATGTGTTCCTCCTAACCTATTAAGATTCCAGTAAAAGATGTGTATCCAGCACCACCAAGAATAGTAGTTGCTTGGGCTTTTTCACTAGCCAATCTTACGACATCATTAGCAGCTAAATTCATAATAGCTGCGTTGTTTGCTGCAAAATAACTGCCACCACTACCACCTTTACCCCACCAATGAATATATCTTCTGGAGCCATTAATTTGAAACTCTGAACCAAAGTAGGTCATAGAACCGACACTACCACTAGCAGTTATATTAGCTGTAAATAAGTATCGACCAGCTACTGGTGCAGTAAAAGTACCTGAACTAAAATGGTTGCCAATATTAGCTCTAGTTGCCCAGCTATCCCCAGTTGACAAATTATAGACACCAGAAGTATGATTTGAATTAGCTGTTAAATAAGCATCAAACATAGGCTGATAGGGTAATGTCATACCACCATCATTCCTAAAAGTAGCCATTGTGTTTCCACTACCGCCACTTATGTTTAATGTATCTGAAGCACCACCATATTTAATACTAAACCCATTAGAATTATTTGCTAATCTAAGTCCAACTGCATTTGTTGCACCACTATTTGTGGTATTTCTTTTCATGTCTAATAAAAGAGTAGCGTCTGCTCCATAAGCGCTTCCACCACCATCTACAATTGTAAGGTTATTTGTTGGTGCTGTCGTTCCTATACCCACTCTATTATCTGCTACGTCAACGTGAAGCGTGTTAGTATCTACAGTAAGGTCACCTGTCATAGTCGTTACACCAGTAACACCTAGCGTACCACCTACGGTTACATTACCACTATTAGTTACTGTACTACTATTAGTTACTGTACCACTGTGAGTTACGTTACCAGTAAACGTACCACCTGAAGCAGGTACATAATCATTGTCTGGTATGTTTGACTCAAACGATACAACATTAACAACGTCATTCAGATTAGCTGCAGATGCTAGTGTGACTGTACCAGTGCCAGTTGTGGTGAAGTCACTATCATCCATGAGGATACCGTTGACGTATACCTCTATCTGTCCAACAGTAAAAGCTAATACCTTACCGTCATCATCAGCACCAGTAAACGCTGTCTGACCCTGCGTAGCAGTGTAGTCAAACTTAGTTCTACCAAATGATCTTATGTCTTTAGGTTCAGTGCCAATGTATGACATTGCTATTCCTTACTCTTCTGAGGCTTTCTTAACAACCTTCAAGTCAAACGCTTGTGCTACCTGCTTGTCTTCACCAACAGCTAGTGCTACTGAGTTAGCATTGCAGTGTGCTACAAGAGCAGCAATGATCTCATCCTTGGCTATCCTAGCTCTGTTAGTCAAAGCATTGTCAGCCCAGTCTTGTGGGGATGCTGCTGCATATTCAAGACACTTTAGTTCTGTGTCGGTTACTGTTACTTTAATCTCTGCCATTTTAATCTCCTAGGGTTTTGTAGGCCAAGTTACATCATCTAATGACGTTGCGCTTTTGGTTATGTCACGCAAGTCAGTTCTATACTTCTTCTGTGCATCAGTCAGGGTTAGGTCACTTGATGCCCACCAGTCTGTCTCTGCTATTTTACGGTTACGCTCCTCACGCAGTAGCCTCATGGGTTCTGCTGCTACAAGGGCATCCTTCTTAGCCTTGACTGCATCCCACGTTGTACCGAAGTGTGATGGGTCTGAGCTTTCTATTGCAGAGCCGTTGCTGTCTGTACCCATGACCTTGCGGAACATGTCTTCAAACTCAACTTTGTTTGTTGGCTCTCCACGTAACACCCATTCGGTTACGCCTAGTTCGCCTAATGCTGTTGCTATATCTGTCATTTGTTTATCCTATATTGTACTAATTAATCTACACTCAACAAAATTGTAACCGTAGTTTCCGTGAACACCAACACCAGCAGACCAGTATTTAAAGGTATCATTTTTACCAATACCAAAGAAATCCGAAGTAGTAAGACTTATTGAACAATTTGCTTGTATGGTATGATAATCGTTAGTTGCAAAAGTATTGTATACGTTCTGAGCAACGAGATTAGCAGTAGTTGCTGTTCCGTTTTTATTTATTGTAACATAAACAGTACCAGCGGAATTATTACCATTTAAAAGAAAGCTTGCTTTTATATGGTAAATACCATTAACAGGAGGACTAACTTTTCCTGTGGTTCCTATAGTAGATAAGTTAAAACCATTATTATAACTATGATCACCAGTACCACCAGAACCATCTGTATGGTTAAAGGTAACAAGATTACCAGTACCGCCGCCAGTAGTCCAATCAGTGGCTGATGTTCTATCTGCTCTAAATGCTGGTATACTTGGTAAAACCCTACCACCACTATCTATAGTTAACCCAGTAGTACCACCAGTGTTCTGTATCGTATCAACTTTTAAGATAGAACTCATTGGGCTATCTCCATCAGGGTAAGTGTTGAAGTAGATGTTACTTCATTGGTGTAACTATACAAGAAACTACCTTGATTTTTATATGCCTGTGTTTTGTAAGTAGTAGCACTAGTGGTAGAAGGACTATCAAGAAATTGAAAAGCAAAATAGCTCGCATTATAACTTGAAGAACTAGTATAAACATTCATTTGGTGTATGTTTGTACTACCTCTCATTAACCTTAGAATAGCGTCTTGATTATCAAGATAAACAACAGGAGCAGAGTGCATTATCAAAACCTTACTAGCTGCGTATTTTGGTGTAATCGTTGCTGTTAAACCAGTATCAACGTAAGTATTATTAGACCCTAATGTTAAGTATGACGTAGATGTTCCTTGTACAACTTGCACCACATGACCAGGAATATGCACACCATTACCACTAGTCTTTTCGTTTATGGTGTCTACCTTTAGGATGCTCATTGGGCTATCTCCATAGCGGTCATTCCCATTTTACCGTATGTTGGGAATGAATAATAAGTAGTAACAGTATTAACACTTACTCTGATATAAGATGTGTAAGTTGTTGCATTTGTTGTACTTGGAGAATCATAATAAACAAAAGAATGTGGTATATATGGTTGATTTTCTTGCATAACTAGACCATTAGTATCTGCTAAATTGGAACTACCTCTGTAAATAGTAACATAAGCATTGCCAGCTTGATTATACCAACTACCGCCTTGCACTGATATAAGTATCTTACTACTAGAACTTTTAGGAGTAATAGTTACTGAATGACCAGTTGTTACAAAACTTGTGCTTGAGGTGTTCATACTTGTGCTAAAAGGTTGATGAACAACCTGAATAACATGACCAGCAGGAGCAACAAAACCATTACTAGCATCAAGCGTTTGACCAGACGGTATGATAATCTTATTGGCATTACCGCCAGAGCTAAGACCTTTTAAGTTTTCTACGTGTAAAGTACTCATATGATTGTCAAGTTCCCATTAACTGTAAGCGTTATGCTTGACGCTATTGTTAGAGGTCCATTACAACTAGCATTGTGTGAGCTAGGTATAGTTGTGTCTGTACCCATAGTCTGATCATTAGTCTGAAACAACGCTGTCTTAGTTGTGTTCTGTGTTGTATCAAACAGTGTAGCTCTAATGCTGCTTGCAAATGTACCACCACCTGAAAGCGTGGGTGCATCTGCTACGCTGAATATGTTGTGAGATATAATAGTTATCTCATCGTTTAGTGCAGCAGCAGCGCCTAACACAACTGTAGTTCCTGTGGTAGCTGTGTAATCAGCAGGTTGTAATAGTATTCCGTTTTGATATACG